TTTTTTGTCTGCTTGATCCTAAGCAGTGATTAAAGTATATTTTATAAAATTGGTTTTGTATATACATTTTATTAAATTAATTAAAACAAGGTTTACAATAATGTCAACTAGAAATGATGTTATAAATATTAGAATAAGCAGAGAGAACAAAGAACTATTTTCTAAAGCCTGTAAATCAAAAGGGCAGACTATTAGCCAAAGCATAACAATGTATATATTAGAAGAAATTAAAAAAAACCAATCAGCTAGTAAATAAAAGTATTTTCTTTTTAAAATCATTGAACCCATTGCAAACAATCCAATGATGGCCGATTGAATCAACATAATCGGCCCATTCTTTTTGCTTTTCGCTTAAACCTGAGCCACCATCGGATCGTTTCATTTCTGCCCATAAAAGCCAAGCAGGAATAAAAAGATCATGGACACCGGCAGTAACGCCTTCCGCTTTTAACCTAGCGCCTTCAGACCGTGAGCGAGCGCCGCCGTTTGGGATTGCTATTATTTTTGCAGTATAGTGCTTTCTAAACCATGCAACAGACTCAACTTGTTCTTGATGTTCGCTTAAAAAGGTGTTGTTACTTCGTACTCTTGGCATTGTTCTGGCTCCATTTTAAAATCATCAGGCGGGTTTGTTTGAAACTTTGCACATGACTTATTGATATAATATAGGCACGTATAACAACTTTTTGGCGGCTCGCCTTTCATATCAATTAGCCATTCTATAATTTGTATTTTCTTGTCTTTCATTCCATGCCCTCGAATATACGGTTGATAGTTTGCCTTTAGATTCATACTTTATATATGATGGCGGTTTGGATTTATTGAGAGCCTCAGCAAGCTCTAAAAGGTTATTACAATTTATATTTGCGCCTGATTTTTCCGCTATCTGATAAATGGCTTGTACTGCTTTGTTTCCTCGTTCGCTATTGTTTAAGACTGGGAAATATTCGGTTACGCCTCGACAATTTAGCCCCTCATAATAGGTAACTTTTATCATTGCGTTACCTGTTTTAGCGCTTATATGCTCGGCCCAATGCCAAGTGTTTATAGTCTTAGTTTTGATTTTATCTAGGCCCATGATACAGCTTTGCTTATCTAGCTCCATGCGCGGCCTAGATTCGTCTAATTCATAGAATTGGAATCCGCAAGCAGGGCAAAACTGAGCGCTTAGGTGGATAATTTCTTGGCATTGCTCGCAAACTTTAACAGGGGCTTCGCCTTTTTTGGATTGTTGCGGCTTTGCAATATCAGTCACAGGACCATGCTTTTTTATCAGTCCTGCAAAGTCAAGCACCAGACAGTGATCAGTATTCGATTTCAAGCGCATACCACGGCCAGCCATTTGCACGTATTTACGCGCCGATAGGGTGGGGGATAGAAAGGCAATCATATCTATATCTGGATAGTCGAATCCTGTTGTAAGCACGTTCGCATTGGTTAGCGCTCGGATTTTACCGGCTTTGTAGTCTGTCAATATTCGCTCTCGTTCTTTTTTTGGCGTTTTACCTGTTACGATATCAGCAGCTATACCTTTAGATATAAGCAGATCCTTAATCATTGCGGCATGGTCAACACCAGCACAAAAGAAAAGCCATGCTTTGCGATCACCGGCAAGTGATATCGCCTCATCTACTATCAGTTCGTTGTCGCATTTCTCGGCGGCTTCATTTTTTTCCTTTTCAGAATAATCCCCACCGCGAACAGAAACGCCGCTAAAATCCATTTTAGTATCAGTTAGCTTTGATCTTAGAGGGGCAAGATAGCCTTGATCGATAAGCTCATGGATGGTTACAGGCTTTAGAATATCGGTGAATATGGCGTCCTCACCATCGGTTATCATGCCTTGGCCTAGTCGATAGGGTGTAGCAGTTAAGCCTATGACACGCATATGTTTATTACGTGTCTTAAGGTAGTCTATCAATATGCGATAACTGCCTTGCTGCTTGTTGTTTATTAGATCGCATTCATCAACAATTATTAGATCAACTTTTCCTAGTAGTTCTTTTTTATTAACTATGGATTGTATGCCTGCAAAGGTGATCGGCTCGCCTAGTTGACGTTTTCCGACACTGGCCGAGTATATTCCCATGGGTGCACCTGGCCATATAAGGCGCATTTTTTGGGCATTCTGCTCTATTAGTTCTTTCTGGTGCGTTAACATTAGTATTTTAGAATCAGGCCAATTATCCATTACTTTTTTGCATATACCGGCAACAATGATGCTTTTCCCTGAGCCGGTTGGAAGCTCAAGGCATGGGTTGCCTGGATTATTTGCCATGTAATCAAATGGCATTTCAATTGATAGGGTTTGGTATTCTCTATATTTGATCATCACCCCACAACCTTAGCGCCAAACCTTTGACGCAGTTCATTAGTAAATTCATCACCACACGCGCAAGCTTCAAAGTTATTCAACAGCTCACTACTAGCAAAACCATCCTCGCCATTAGGCACGCCGTTATAGGTGGCGGTCCATTCGCTTACAGGCTCGCCCATTTCCCACGGCACAAGGTCAGGGTGCAATACATGAGACTCACAGCCGGTTCGTTGAGTTTCTAGCGGTATAGAGTCATCCCAGCGCGCACAATGCCATGTGCTATTAGCGCAAGCCGTAGAGTGGGCGCACGTTCTACAATTAACCTCTTTTGTAGTTTTGGACTGATGGCAAAATTCGCTCATAGGGCACATTTTGCATTGATACCATGTTTGGTTATCGCTTATCGGGGGTGGCATTCTATCGCTAGTAGCGATTCTCACAGATCTCTCAACTAAACGTTCAGCGGCGTCAACGTCAAGCTTGACGCGCTCAGTGTAGAGCGTGTCGTCATTTTTATTGATTGCAACATATAGAGCGCGAGTTAAACCTGATCCAAGCATATATACTTGCATTTGCGCCCAGTGCATGGGCTTTGATTCTTTAACGCCTTTTTTGCTTAGATCTTTAAATGATTTTTCGTTGTGTGTTTTTATCTCTAGTAAGTGTGGCTTTGTTGAGCCTGGAATTCCTCTTTCTATGCGCCCATCCATGCTGCCAGATACATGAGCGCCGAAGTCCACGCGGGCTTGTGTTGCGCCTGTATTCGTTATTTCTAGGCCAGCGGCCCGCAAATCCTCAACTATTGTTAGTTCTTCAAGATGGCCGCGACGAAATAATCTCAGCATACGGCCTTGGAATTTTTGAATAACTGCCCACCTGAAACTTAGCCACAGGTAACGCTCGCAATGGTGGCCACACATAGACAAACCAAAATGAGGGCGGGGCGGCTCCTGATTGGCCTCATGGTGACGGTCAACCAGGGCCGCTACTGAGTGTAACGGCTCTGGTATTTTCATGATATTAACGCTCCCATGGCTTCTTAGGTGCTGCGGTTTGTGCTTGTTCGGCTGGCGCTTGAGTAGTTAGCGGCGGGGGTGGGGCGCTTCCTTGGATTGCTTTGAAGCCTTTCACCTCGTTACCGTCTCCCCGCTCCTGATCTTTCTTAACAGTAACTTTTATTTGACAGCTACCACCTATTAGTTGATCAGTATCGCTGATACTAGCCAAGCCTATAGAACGCAAAAGCCCGTTTAGCTGTTGCAGTCCTATTTCTTCGGCTTTAGGGTTTGGGTTTCTGATATTAAAATTAGTGAAAACAACACGGCCTTGTGCGCTTGGGCCAGTGATATCAAATCGAACAGAGATATATTGGCCGGTTCCAGATCGAGTCGTTTTAACTTCGCTTTGCGTTATGGTTGCAGTGTACCAGCCCGCCGGAACTGGCTCATAAGATTGGGCTTCGGGGAGAGTGTCAACGCTGAAAACTGTATCTAATTTCATGGTATTGTTTCCTATTTAATTTAACTTACGGGTTTTACTTCTTAGTGATTTTAAAGCCTGGCTTTGATGGCTTTGTGGTTATTGCTACTGATAAAGGCTTGGTTATTGCTTCGCTCGATGACTTCCAAGCCCTTAAATTTAGCTCAGGCTTCCATCGAAAAAGCGTTTCAAGGTGATCGCTTAAGCCGTTCTCATGCGCGACCTCGATTAATACGTTTGCATCGACTTTTGTAGTCATCTTGCAAGTTGCTTTGATTGAGTAGCCTTCACAGTCGATTGTCTTTGTGCCTTCGTCGGCTTCGTTTATTTTGCCGAGTTCTAACAATTGGGCTTCGATTTCAGCGCGCTCATTTTTAACGCGAGTTTCCAAGCTTTTAAGCTCAAGCCATGTTCTAGCTAATTCATTAATATTCAATTGATCCAACATGATTTACCCCTTTATCTTGTCAATTACCGCGCCTAAGTGCGGCGCCTCCCATGGTTCAAGCTTTCCCGATCGATCCTTGGCTTGCCAAAGCCCATCAGAATCACACATAAGCGCTCTTTGTGTATTACCTTCCTGATCCTTTTCAATGCGTAGCGCTAGCACCTCATCGAAAAAGTACGGTAATGATTGACCCGTTTTATTTCCTGGCATACTAGGCGCATACATTACGCGGCCTGCTTCATCTTGCGACTTTTCGCATTTAGCAGAAAAGTAAACGTTACGCCCTGGCAAGTCTCGAAAGCCTCGGATAATGTCCGACATTTGCTCTTGCATTGCGCCGTAGGCCTGGCGCGGGTCCTTAGTTTGTTTGCGTTCGTAATTTAAAACCACTTCAGCAATTTCACTAATCGAATCTAGCGCTATAGATTCATAAGCTTTTGCTTCCTCACTGCTTGAGGCCCACTCAAAAGCTTCCATCAAATCCGCCATGCTTGTTATCTCGATGAAAGGGAGATCAGCATCGCTAATACTTAACAAGCCGCCTTCAGCGCTCAATATGATTGGTTGGGGCAGGGTAGCGCAAAGTGTTGTTTTACCCGCGCCCGCCATGCCATAGACCAAGATTTTTACGCCGTTTGCTTTCGCTTCGGTTGTTCTCTTAATTGATATTGCCATTATTTAATCGCCTTATATGCCCGTGTATTTTGAACGTCCAATTTGTTTTCCGCTCTAGTGCAAGCAACATAAAATAATCGGGCGTCCTCATCTGCTAAATTAAAAGGTCCATCATTTCCGTTACAGCTAGTAAAATCATCGGCAATTCTAACCTTTGGAAACTCTAAACCCTTGCTTTTATGGCACGTTGACATAATCACATCAGCGTGTTCTTTTTTTGTATATTTGTTTTTTTCTAATGCTTGTATAACGTCACCGCTCACGCCTTCCAATACAAGCTTACAAACTAATTGCATTGATTAGCCGCTCGGTGTTTTGCTGTATTCCATTAATTCATCAAAATTCTTAAAGCCAACTAGTTCAGCGTTATAGCTTCGCTTACCTTCGTTGAGCATTTCAGCGCCTTGAAGCAAGCCAACTAATTGACCTACACCTCCAACAACATAAACTCGCTTGCCTTCGTCAACATAGCCTAATATGCTGTCAATCATTTTGCTGTTTGTTCTAAATAAAATAGCGTCTGGCGCGTCAACTTCGCATAATTCGCTCTCTATCTTTTCAAAGCCTTTTATGTTTACGTTATCATTCAGATAATGATTGATGATATTCATGGCAACATCAGCAACAGGCTGGCCGAATCTAAAAGATTGCGTTATTTCGCATTCATTTTCAGTATCCATGTTTTCCATCGCATTTTGAGCACCACGCCAGCCGTATATTTGCTGGTACTTATCGCCCACGTAAATTGTCTGACCTGGATGATTGACAACAACATCCAAAATGCAGCCGTTAGCGTCCTGCGCTTCATCGAAAAGAACGAAATCACAATCCAGTTCTGGCTTACTTAACTGCCACTTTTTCAAATAAAAGTCATGCGTTACTGGGAAATCGCTTTTTCTATCGCTCATTTCATTCCAGATATGACGCGCAATATTTACAACATAATGAGCGGTTTCTGTCTCTTTGCTAGCGATATCATAATCAACATGATAGCCAGTAATTTTGTCATCATTCGAATAACAAAAACGCCTAACAGCATCAATTGCCAGATATGATAGACCGGATTCAGTGTGTAGATCAGTGCGAGCAATATCAAAAGTGTTCCTAACATCACCGCTATTAATAGAGCGCAATCTCTTTGAGTAATGCCTACCAACATCACCAAAAGCTAAGCTATGTCCTGTTCTGCATTTAATGTTACTTGGAAATTTTCTTTTAGCTTCATCGGCTATTGCCTTATTAAAAGCAATATATAAGCCGCTATCACCGCGATTTTCAGAAATGGCTTTCAAAGTAGTGGTTTTTCCAGCCCCCGCGAAAGCACTAATTTTCAGGTCAGAATAACTGCTATTTGCAAGCTCTACCGCTCGCAATTGTTCGTCTGTTAGCATTTTTGTGTTCCTTCGTTTTCAACGCTTTCGGCCCGATGCACTGTTGCGTTGTTGTTTGTAAATTTAGCTGTATTGGGTTATTGTGTAAATAGATTTGTTAAAAAAGTCACAAAAAACATAAAAAGGAGTTAACAAGTTTTGGATATCGAAATTATTGTAAACAAGTTAAAGGACCGTAATATCAAGGCAGTATCAAAAGGGGCGGGGTTACACTACAACACGGTTTACAGGATTTTAAAAAATCCAGAATGTAAGCCCCAGCAAAAGACTATACAAAAGCTAACTAATTACATGGAGGTAAACTAGAATGGCTGATATTACACATATATTAGGCGGCGCGTTTCATAGCTACGAACCAAAAGAAGCGGCGCCAACACTCGATCAAATCCGTAACGCAATGTCATCAGCGGGAATTGACCCGCCCGACAACATTATATTAGACGGAGAATTACATCGATTTAAATCATCACACAAGGACAAAGACAAAGCGGGCTGGTATGTATTCTATGATGGCGCTTTGCCCGCTGGCGCTTTTGGCTGTTGGCGTGAAGGCATAGAGTGTAATTTTCGGGCCGAGACGGGCCGCGAACTAACAGCCGCCGAAGAGATGGCCCACGCTCGATATATCAGAGAGGCCAAATTAAAAAAGCAGGCAGACAGGGAACGTCAACACAACATCGCATCAAGCACAGTCAAGCAAATCTGGGATAACGCCGCGACTGCTTCGCCTGATCACCCATACCTTCAGCGAAAAGGGATACAGTCGCACAATGCCAGGGTTACGGGAGACGGGCGCTTAGTAGTGCCTTTATTTGATAGCTCAGGCGCATTGAAATCATTGCAATATATTAGCGCCGATGGAACTAAACGATATCACCCAGGGGGAGAAACAAAATCGAATTTTTGGAAAATAGGAACAACAGAATTATCAAATAAAATTTATGTTGCTGAAGGATTTGCAACAGCCGCGACAATTTATGAAACGCAACACGCTGCAACGTTTATCACATACAGCGCGTCAAATATTCCAGCAACAGTTGAAATAATAAAACAACAGCATCCCGATCATCAGATCATAGTAGTCGCTGATAATGATGCGTCAGGGGTGGGCCAGAACTACGCTGATCAAGCGGCCGCAAAATATGGATGCACAGTTATCACGCCGCCTATCGAGGGCGATGCAAACGATTATAAAGCTGCAGGACACGACTTGTCAGCCCTATTAAATCCACCTCAAGACGATTGGCTGATGCCGGCCGATGAATTTTGCAGTCAGCCCGCGCCGCTTAAATGGCTAATAAAAGGATGGTTACAAGAGCATTCATTAATGATGTTACACGGCCCAAGCGGGGGCGGGAAAACTTTTGTCGTGCTTGATATGTGTCTGAGGATGGCTGCTGGCCTTCCCGAATGGATGGGCCACAAAGTTAACCCCGGCGCTGTTGTGTATCTTGCCGGGGAAGGGCACCACGGGCTAAGAAGCCGAATTGCAGCGTGGAAGCAAGAGCACGCGCCAGCGTCAAAGCTAAATATGTGGCTATCAAAGAGTGGCCTGGATTTAAACACCCGCGAAGGGTATCAGCGCACTTCAGACACTATAAGCTCACTTCCGGTTAAGCCAAAGCTAATAGTAGTAGATACACTTCATCGCTTTCTAAAGGGCAACGAGAGCGACCCACAAGACACTAAAACCATGCTTGATCAGTGCGCTAAGCTGACCGAAAAGTTTGGCTGTGCTGTGCTGCTAGTGCATCACACAGGGCTATCTGAAGACGCTCAGCATCGCGCAAGAGGATCCTCAGCATGGCGTGGGGCGCTTGATATTGAGATCAATATAGCACCAGGAAAGGGTGATGATCCTTTCAGAATTGCTCAAATGAAAAGCAAAGACACTGAGCTAGCTGAAAGCAAATATGCCGAGTTGAAGCAGATTGATATAAATGGCTGGTATGACGAAGACGGTGAAAAGGTGAACAGTGCGATTGTTATTGAGGGCGAAGAACCGATCAAGGAATCATCAAAAGAGGGCAAGCACGCCAAGCACAAGAAAATCATTAGTGAGGCATGGTTGGCTATGGGGAAGGAAGTTGTAAACGATAATCCTTACATCAGCAGGAGCGCATTGGTGCACTTTTTGACCGAAAATGTGGGTCTTAGCAACTCAAGCGCAGCGCTTTATGTTCGCCCAAGTGCTGACGGTAGATTGATTAATGATCTGGTGGTTGGTGGAGTTATCGAAACAAAGGATAACGGGTGGGTGATTATTGATAACAATATGAAAAGTACACTTTTGATTCAAAGGTAAAGTTTTAGTTCAAAAAGTGAGCGTAACATAACAGGAGCGTAACAATTTGAGTTGTTACGTTTTGCGAACAGAACAAATAGTGAGCGTAACATAACAGAACAACTCTCTTAAGAGAGTTGTTCTTGTTACGCCTGTTTGTTGCGCTTGTTATGATTCATTGTTCAGATGTAAACCAATTACAATTAATGATAATATGTAAACCAATATGATAATTTAGTTATTTTGTTATTGCTAATTAATAATTGATGTGTAACAATGTAATTACAGATCAAGCAATACAAACAAACGGGAGGAACAGCGTGTTACCAAAAGTAGATAAAGGCGTACCGCCACCAAAGGAAAATCACACAAACTTTGTGGATTTTTTCAAAGGCTTGGAGATTGGTGATAGCTTCGAGTGCGACGAAAATATGTACAACAGGTGCAAGCAGTGGTTCTACCGAAACGACAAGTCTATTCGAGTGGCTAGAAAGTCCACTGGTGATGATTTAATCAGGGTATGGATATTGGAGAAAGGTGATAGCAATGCCTAAAAGACAAACCGATGGGCCAAGCAGTAATTGCAAATTGAGGGTCTTAAAAAGAGATCGTTTTTTATGCTCTTATTGTGGCGTGTCTGGAAATGATGCCGAGTTAGAAGTTGATCATATTATACCCAAGAGCAAAGGTGGAAGTAATCACATAAGCAATTTGGTTACAGCTTGTGCAAAGTGCAACAGGGCAAAAGGTGACAAAGAAGTTACAAAGCAAGTTTTTAAAAAACAGAATACAAGCAACTCCTCAGGAGTTGATTATTTAATAAACAAGCCTATTCATACGTTTGATGATGATGGAGATATTAGATATCAAGGCGTGATAGTTGGTTATGAAAAAGGTATTTTTATAGTTCAACTTTTTGAATTTGTTTTTGGTAATCCGTCAACAGTGATATCAATACCTTTTGATGAAATGATGGATGGCAAGAAGTGCAGAATATATGCAAATGATGAGGTTTGGCACAGGTACTATAACAATAGGCGAAATAAAGCATATTCTAGTGGTCATTAGAGCGCGCGTGGGGCGTTTTAAGAGCTAATTAGTAGTAAGTGCTAGGTAAGGCAATAAAACGGCCCTGGGGCGATCTCAGGGCTTTGGGAGCTAAAACGGGGAATGAAATGAATAAGTCTATAACGAAGTGGAGCGCGTTGAGTAGCGCTCAGATCAATTTTAATGATTTAGGCATGGCTGCCTATGCGCGAGTAAGAAAATACAATGAGCGCGAACTAATAAGCGCTGGGCTATGTTCGAGTTGTTGGACCATTTAAAACAATTCAAGGAACAAACAAATGAAAAGTTAATTGAAGAATACGAGCAATGTGATTAATTAAATCAAGCCCGCCGCGCGCGGGCTTTTTTGTGTTTGCTTTACAATCTAGCTCGATAGTGTTATAAGATTTCTTAATTGTTAAATTTATGATCTATT